TCGACTTCACTAGTTTTAGAGATGGAGTACACAAAACATACCAATGGTATTCGGAGAATAAATGAGCAAACAAAAGAAAGCATTAGTAACAGGCGCCACGGGTCAAGACGGCTCGTATTTGGTCGATCTGCTACTAGATAAAGGCTACGAGGTTGTAGCAGTCAAAAGAAGAACATCGCTTATCAGCACAGATAGGATCGATCATGTATTTTCAGACTTAGAAAAGATGGACAATTTTAGTTTAGTTTATGGAAATATGATTGATGCTGGAAATATCCATCGCCTACTTCTGGACCACAAACCAGATGAAATCTACAACCTAGCCGCCCAGTCGCACGTCCGAGTCTCATTTGATACACCAGAGGAAACTGCTGAGATAGTTGGTATGGGTACTCTTAGGCTTTTAGAGGCAGCCAGAAACATTTGTCCTGATGTGAAGATCTATCAAGCATCGTCCTCCGAGATGTTTGGCGACAACCCAGAGAACCCACAGTCAGAAGCCACACGTTTGATGCCTGCTTCGCCTTACGCTTGCGCTAAGGTGTTTGCCCATAACCTTTGTCGAAACTACCGAGAAAGTTATGGTATGCACATTTCTAGCGGTATTCTGTTTAACCACGAGTCCCCCCGCCGCGGCGAAACATTTGTAACACGAAAGATCACAAAGGCTGCTGCTCGTATTCGTCTAGGACAGCAAGATAAATTATATCTTGGTAACCTTGAAGCCAAGCGCGACTGGGGTTTTGCAGGCGACTATGTGGAAGCAATGTGGCTAATGCTACAACAAGAAAACCCAGATGACTATGTTATTGCAACTGGCGAGACGCACACTGTTGAAGAGTTTCTTCACGAAGTGTTTGACTATGCTGGTTTAGACGTTTCTAAATACGTTGAGATAGACGAGAGGCTGTTTAGACCTCACGAGGTACCTCTTCTGCTAGGAGACCCCACAAAAGCCAAGGAACAGCTTGGATGGGAACCAAAAGTCAAGTTCAAAGAACTGGCTAGGATGATGTATGACGAAGACCTCAAAGCCAGCGCAAAATAGTAAATTTTCCAAAGGACAACTTATTACTTGGCACGAAAGATACGCTGATGGTATTGCTATCAAGAATGTCGGTGTTGGGGTAATAATTGATATTAAAGAATACTCATACAATTCACCCGATGGGAGTGTGTTTGAGTATACAAATTTTGAAGTATACAGAAACGAATTTAATGATATAATAACGTTAAGTGAATACGATATACAATCTTTACAGGAGAAATAAGATGCATTTATCAAATCAAGCCCTTGGAGCTATTATGATGGCGCTCCAAGAGTCACTTTTAAACGAGTTGGACATTGTTCCAATTTTGAGCGGTTTCAAGTTAACTGAGACAGATGGTGGTCTCGTTGTAGAAAACCCACCAACTGTTAGAGTTAGCGATAACTCAGCCATCACCGAAGAAGACCTCGAAAAACTGGCACAACGATAATGCCAATTTTTAAGTATAATTGTGAAAAGTGTGAAGAAATCACAACCGTCATGCACATGATAGGAGACAATTTGCTTACTTGTCCTCATTGTAATGAGGAGGGTCACATGACCCGTTTGCTTAATAAGCCTTACATAACCAAGAAAAAAGAAAACCCAAACAATGTTGGGGACTTAACTAAGAAATTTATTGAAGAGAATAGAGAAGTCCTCGAACAACAAAAGAAGGAAATAAAAGAACAAACATATGACGAGTCTTGAAATCATATTATCAGCAATACTTTTATTGTCCATCGTTTTAAATGGGTTTCTTGTTTACTACGTCAGAAACGCTATTGTCCGTCTTTTGTCTATATCCGAAGAGATGTATGACTTCAAGACAATGACGGACAACTTTGCGACACACTTAGAACAAGTTTACGAACTTGAAATGTTCTACGGAGATGAAACACTTGGGGGACTTATGGAGCACGCAAGGTCCTTTAATGAACAATTAGAGACCTTCGAATATATTTATGGACTAATTGAAGAAGATGCCCCAAACGAAACAGACGACGCAGCAGACACCGACACCGAAGAAGAAACGTCGTAAGAAAAATCACTATTTCACACAAGATCACGAAGATGCAATAATAAGATATTGTCAGACGAAGTGTATCCGTGAAAGAACCGAACTTTATGTAAAATGGATCGAACCAGCCTTTGATGAAATGGTTGACAAGATTGTATTCACATACAAGTTCACAAATTTACCAAACATCGATTACCTCAGAGACGAGTGTAAGGTTTGGTTAATGACGATCTTAGATAAGTACGACCCAGCAAAAGGCTCAAAGGCATTCTCTTATTTTTCCGTTATTACAAAGAACTGGTTTATTCACAAAGTCAAAAAGCAACAACGCAAAAACAAAACAGAAGTTAACTTTGATAATCTAGCCAAAAACTACGAAGAGCAGTATCTCTCCACAGATGAGTCATATGTTACCGAGCGAGAGGAAGACGAGTTCTGGAAACTGTTCTATAAGGAACTAAAATCTTGGGACACATCCCAAATGAAAGAAAATGACTTGAAGGTTTATCAAGCCATTTGCGTTCTGTTTGACTCAAAAGAAGATATCCAAATTTTTAACAAAAAAGCTATTTACTTATATCTGAGAGAACTGACTGGTTTGAATACAAAACAAATAGTTAACTCTCTTAAGAAATTTAAAAAGAAATATTATTACTTCACGCAAAGTTGGAATAGCGGTGTCTTATGAGTAAAAACGATCTGGAATCATTGATAGCAGAAGCACTGGGAAACATCCGAGATGACCGAAAGTCAGCAAGAGAGTTCCTCAATGAGATAGCGAACTGTATCGCTACATCACCAGATCAAAACAAATACCTTAGCCCTGTAGCAGCAAAGCATATAGAAACTCTACAACGCTCAAACGAACAACTTGTAAAAATTATTTCTATACAAAAGAAAGATCAGGAAACGTCATTTGAGTTAACAGATGAAGATAAAGATAATTTGTTTAACCTGATACAGGGAGAGACCGCTGATGGCTAAAGATTTTGTATCATTTCCTGATTTGAATTCTGGATTAGGCGGCATAGACTTATTAGCAGATGCAGCAAGAAAAACATTAGGCGAGGATGCTAGCAGCAACAAAACGCTTTTTAAGGCTTTGGTTTTAAGAGCAGTCTCCGGACAAGAACTATCAGAAACCACTATGGCGAACGTTCAAGGTGCCGATGAAGTAAAAGGAAATGGAACTCGTTCAACTGGTACCCGTGCTTATTTTGTTAAGATATTGGAAGATTCTCCTCATAGATATCTTCCTGATGCTTGCCCAGATGGAACACCCGGTGTAGCAAATATCGGAAACAATCATTTGATACAATCAATGTATACTTATGCTATTGATAAAAGCGGAGGTTCATTATCTCCTAATACTGTTGTGCTGGTAAGATTAGAAAGGAAAGATTTCGGATACGATACAGATACAGGAACTATAGAGGGAGTAATAGGTGCTCGTGAATCGGAAAAGATCATACGAGAAGCAGAACTAGGTTGTGGTAGCCCTATGAAAGCCCATAAAGATCCTAAGAAGAAAAAGAAAACCCTCACAACGCCAAACAGTGACCCGGCCTACCGAGGCGTTCAATTTCCCAATAATAATATCTATACAATATTACTAAATGATGCTGAAACTTTAGAAAGTTATCAATACATATCGTCTTCCGCTCCGGTTTCACCGAAATTAAAAGGTATCGTCGAAACAGAACTTGATTTCTGGAGCGATAAAATAGAAACAGATGAATCTGCAAAACCTAGACTCAAGTTATATTGGGACAATCTAGACGTGAAAGAATGGACTGCTAAAGGCACAGCGTGGTCCGCGGCATTTATATCTTATGTTGTAATGAAATCAGATAGAACTTTTCCCGGCTCGTATGCTCACTGGTTATATTCCGAATCAGTAAAAGATAGCGAAGGACCATGGACTCTTTGGAAAACAAGAGAAAACAAAATAACCGCTCAAGTTGGTGATGTGCTAGTCAAAGCCCGAAGAGGTTCAAAAGCTCCCAATCCTCCTGTGAACACCGCCACTCATGGTGACGTGGTGTATAAAATAGAAAATAATAAGGCATATTTAGCAGGTGGTAATCTTGGCGGCGGTGTGTCCGGAAAACAAACTGCTAAAATAGCAACAACACTATCTTTAACTAAAGAAGGATATTACCAGTCATATGGACAATATGAAATAGTATTAAAGAAAAACGGACAAATATATAATGAAACAGACAAGCCCTCCGCGACAGTGGCTACTGCTGAAACAGAATCCTTTTTTGAGAGCTTCTTGGACTTCTTTACCTCATAATAGAGAGTTTTATGACTAAAAAAATAAACGAATCACCAACTACAAACAAAGCAGACGGAATATATCCTTACCCTCCAACCCACGCAAAAGACGGAATATTTCACACTCCACACCCTGGACCTTTTGCAAAATTTAAGGTAGCCCCTAATGAGTACACTATACAAAACGAAGGTGCCTCTATTGTATTGGGAACTGATAGACCCAGTTCAATGGCTAGTGGATATGGCGCCATGGGTTCCGATAAAGCTAACTCTATTGATTTGGTTGTTGGTAGAATGGCTAATGCTGATGGGGGAAATGGCCCTCCGGGTCTGAAAGAGGGTGACGCTGAAGTTGATAACTCTATGTATGCTGACGCTGCGCGCATACTCATAAGCCAATTAACAGATGTAGATAAAAACTTTGGATTAGCAGCGGGAAATCTAGGTCCGTCTAAATCCCGTGCATCAATTGCATTAAAAGCAGATACTGTACGAGTCATCGGCAGAGAAGGTGTAAACATTGTTACAGGCGAAGCACAAGGTGTTGAAGGTTATGGGTTGACCGGCGAAACAAACTCTATGGGTGGAAGAATCGTCACAAGAGTGCCTCAAATTAACTTGATTGCTGGAAATCATACGGGCACTTACATCACTTTTGGTGGTATTTATCATCCTCTTGAGACAATTAGAAACCTTCAGCCAGCAGTGCGAGGTGAATTAACAAGAGACGCATTCTTAGAGTATTCTGAAATAATGGAAGATTTAATGTCTATTATAACACTACACACATATTCAAATATGATTCACAATAGTCTTTTATCTTTCCTGGTACCCTTTTACAATTTACCGGCTGCGTTAGCTAACGTCACATTTTATGGCGCTATGATTAACCCTTGGGTACTGCACTCGCTGTATCAGTTAAGAACAACACTCAATTTCATCAATTTTAACTATTGTAACTCTGGAGGCTACAAGTATATTTGCAGTAGAAACGTGCATTTAACGTAGGATAAGAAATGGCTGAAGATAAATTTGTAACATTTAATAAGACTATGGTCCCATCTAACGAGATGGAAATGACGCCTCGTGCGCAATCTCCATTCATCAGATTTCAAGATAAGAATGGCGATGGTATCGATGATGTGTGTGCCGATGGACCAATCCCAATTCAAAAATGTAGACAGTGTATACCAAATCCATATTCGATCGTTTCAAATTGGCGCAATAGAAACCAGTTGAACCCCATTCTTAATGAAAAAAGCTGTAAGTATCAAATAACCTACGTTACTCCTGAGACAACGACTGGCTTCTTGGAAGGTATGACGGATGAAGAAGCAGACGCTGTCTTAAAATCTCTTTACGATAAATACGCTTATCAAGCAGTGCAAACACTCGTCGAATATTTTCAGAAAGACGACTCTCGCGAGACAATACAGAATCTTCTAAAAGTAACAGATTATACAGATTTTTATCTTGAGGCAAGAGCCGGCTCAAGACTTAAATTGCTTTATTCAATAGATTTTGATTACATCTATGATTTGCCTCCTATTGAAGATGATTTCTCTGATACAGATGAGGAGGAAGCCGAAGCGGACGACATAGTAATAACAATGATGGCTGCTAATATCAATAGTGATATCGTTAAGCTAAGGAAAACATTAGATCTCTACAATAGATATCTCAAGGTTTACAGAGCCACAGAGGGTGGTAATCTAAAATTTAAGAAAACTGATAGAATATTCAACCTTGGAGATTACGGCGATAACGGTCTTTTTGGTAATGGTATTTTAGCGGATACTTATAATCAATTAGACAACTGGTTGGCTGGTAGAGGTTATACACTTGGCGTAGGCTTTTTTGATTTTTTCAGTTCTGATGAACTTATAACTAAAATGCGAATGGTGTTTAGTGGTCAATACAGAATCAAAAAATTGGAAGTGTATACTCAAGGCTGTAGAGACAAACCTGCCGCCGTATACAAACAAAGAAGACTTGCTACCTTAAGAAGACAAAGTGGCTGGAGAGATAGAACAGCCGTAGCATATTTTGCTAACCAGAAGAACATGATTCGTGATGCAGAAGCCCGACGACCAAAGCCTTGGTTGGACTTTTTGCAAGAGCATACATATCCAGAAATTTATGTTTATCAACCTGCGGAAGGTCCAGTGGGCAAGCCTAACATCAGCGATTGTGTGGCTAACAATCTTGAAAACGAATTCAAAGAACTTGGACAGGACATTTTTGACGAAGTGTTTAGCATTGGAGACGCAATTGCTAAACAATTCCATGAGTCACTTTGTCGTTCAAATCCAGATGAAGTAAGAAAAGACTTAGCCGCACAAGGACTGGAGCCTGGAACTACATTCACAGATCTATTCAACATGCAAGCCCAGTCACAAATGCAAAACTTTTTCACAGTTAATGAAAAAGATCCCATTTTTATTAATATGTGTAAGAGAGCGTTGTTGGGCGCCGGCTTTGGTGGAATGGGTATGGCGCAATTAGATTCATTGTACCGTCACGGTCTTGGTCCATTAACATATTGCGGTTTGTTTGATTTGCTTTTTGAAGCGATAGAGTGTTTGTTTAAAGGCTTAACCTTAGAACAAGCTCTTGGTAGAATTTTATTAACTGCTCTCAAAGCGATGGGAGTTGAGGACTTTGGTGCCCTATTCGTTGGGCTGCCTCCAGATAAAAGAGCAGAACTAGATGCACTAGTAAGAAAGAATTTACGAGAAGGAAAACCATTTAAAAACTTAAGTGACCGTTCTCCTGCTGCTGAAGATGCACCATTCTGGGGCGGATTCAAAATCGAAAAACCATGGGAGAACGAAGAGTTTGTAGCACACCAGCAAGCAATAGCCCGCCCCGGTCCATTTGGAGACACACAAGCATCTAAAAGTATTTCTGGCTATGACCCAACACAAGAAAGAAGAACACTAGCACAAAAACTTGGTGGACCCTCGTCTGCATCGAAGGATGGGTTGGATCCAAGCGTTGTTTTAGATGCTTATGTGTTGGCTTTGATCGAAGTATATGAAGATAATTATCTCGCACTTTTGGACCATTTAAGCGCATTCCCAGGCGCCCAGCTTATTTCAGCAGTTATAGCGTTGTTCGACTGTCCAACACCTCCGTTGTTTAATCCCGGTATTATGGACTTTATTAAGAGTCTAACCCTTCCGTTCTGCAATCAACCTACGCCCATCGTATCAATAAGATTGGAAAACCCTTTCCGTGCATGGCCAAAAATAAGTGATATCCTCGGTTTAATTTTTGCAGTATTGAAAAAGCTGCTGATAATGTTGCTTATGAAGATTCTTTTGATGATTCTCGCAAAGGTTTGCGAAATCATTGCAGATGCTATTTGTAAGGCGTTAGAAACTGTCGGCGCTATAGCTGGTTCTCTTCCTGCCTTGTTAAGCGGAAGAGAGTCTTTGTATGGAGTTATTAGAGATACCATCTGCGGACCCGACGCTGACCAGCAAACAGTTGAGGATACAGTTGTCTCTCTTGTTGAACAACTTGGTGTCGGTGGTGCTGCTTTAGCAGACAGAGAAACAGCAGTAAACTTCTTTGCTGACTCAATCAATACAATGACGAGAGAAGAGGTGTTAGGAGCCTTTCTGGATGGACCATCAGACACTGCGCTTGATTTGATGGACAATATTATTGAGTTTGACTACCCAGAATATCGTGATGCTTTTCCGGGAAAACCAGCGCTCTCAAGTTTCTTTAAAAATGTTGGTGTACTAATTCCGGCACAAACAAGAGCAGACATGAGAGATATTCTTGAGGCGTTCCCAGAAGAATTGGGTACTCCAGCAAACCCGTCTATGTGTTCGACTCCGGAGGAACTCCAGCTTTTTGAACAACAAAGATGCTCACTTTTGGAAGGCAGAATGTCTCCCGCTCAGTGTGAGGCTTTAAATGAGAGCGCGAGAGGACAGCTACTTGAAGATCTGGACGACATTGCTAAGACGCTACAATTAGGACTTCCAAATATGATTGAGGCTAACATGCCCCCGGTTTTCTCTGATCCTGGGTGTAATAATGGAATGCTTCCATATGAGCCGGAAGAATTAAAAGAAGCAGCAATGCTCACCGTTGAGGGCGATGTAAAGAGAATAGAAATGATGTTTGCGTCAGATATGTTAGCTGATGGAGGCTTTTCTCTTTTCGACAATCAAGATGATTGGGGATTTTTCAACATGGTCCTTTCAGATACATATGGAAATCCTTGGACTGTCCATCAAGATAAGGTTGCAGCAAATGCTCGTTGGGTGTCCTTTTATGGGGAGCCTAGTGAGGATGTGTGGGAGGGGCCACCATCTCCTCCGGGCAGCCCGTTTGCAATACCGGGCTGGCTTGGCGCGCTACTCGTATGGGCAATACTCTTTCCTTTACAGATCATCATTAGAGTAATAAACTGGTTATTTTTTAGTGATGTACGCGGTGCATACCCACAGTGGATTGCAGGATACCTACATGAGCAATTTAATCCAGCCGGCGCAGGGCAAGGACGCAAAGCGTCTGCTCCTGCATATGGACCAGCAGATTTTAATACTGAATTAAGAGGTGGCTTTTCGTTCGCTTTATACGATGAGAGAACGAGTTTACCAGTACAGTCTATGCGATTTTCTTCAACAAATAATTGGCGCCGAGACAAGAGTTTTTCTAGAAGTTTTGATAAGTTAGGCTTTGAGGGCTTCTTTTGGGACACAGACGTAGAGTTGGTTGATACAGCAAACTATGGTTACAATGTTTCCGCCAAGGTTGATTTCGCAAATGACCGCGTTAGATTCACTAAGAAAGGCAGAAAAAATACTCCTGATATTGTTTTAACTTATCGAGATAATGGTAAGGGCTACCGCTCTGGTTGGAATAAACTGGGGGATTATTTTGGCGGCTCGCCTGCACAGTGGGGGTTTGGCTATGAAGTAAGGGCGTTTTACCAAGATCTGGTCAAAAAAGACGAAAACATTTTTAATAGATCAGACGACTGTGTCCGTGTAGAGGTGATGACGGCAATTAATGTAAACTCCGCCTATGGGCTTGGAAACCCATCTATTTCAACCGGCCAAGAAAACGAGGCATTAAGTAATGGTGGTGATCTTGAAGATCCAGGGGTCATCACGTCACAAAGATTTGAGTTTTTATCTGTTGATGATACGCTTGACCATGTTGATTTAATAGACTTTCCTCTCTTGGCTTCTAGCTTTGAGACACAAAAGACAATGTCTCCACCAGTTCTTGGCTTAGTGGATATGATCAATCTTTCGGAAAGAGAAAATGGTATCACTACCAACATTGGCGATGGTCAAGCACAAACTCTGTACGACACCATTAACCAACAATTCTTCGAAGATTTCGCTACAGAAATTTATAACAACGATACTGGTTGGTTGTTCGGAGCCACATATCCAAATTACACACGCAAAGACTTTGAGTATGGCGTAACACTCGATGCCGAATTGGCGCGCTTTAATGGAGGCGACGATAAGATTGGTACTTGGGTACCTTGGTGGAATCTTAAAGTGTCTGACGGAGAAGGCGGGGAAACATTTGTGTGGATGTCTGATGAAGCATTCTTGGGTATAAGTTATAACGCTCACGTTAACCGAAATAACCCAGAAAAAATAGGAGTATTTTATCTCGAACCTGCAAAATACGGCGGTTCTTATAACTTTCCTCCTGTATACGCCAAGCCACCCCCCAACACAGGCTGGACTGGAATGTTAGACATTATGTTCCCAGAACAAAGCCCGCGCACTTGTAAAAACAAACAAGAGGGAATAACTGGCTTTGGTGAGGTTCAAAAGATGGTTCGCGATACATATGCATCTCTATCCGAAGACGATCGAATAAATGGTGATCCGGATTGTACAAGAGAAGTACCGTTCGATAGAATTTTAACAAGAACCGGAAAATCGGCTATCCGCGGACTTATAATGGCTGGTATTCGTTGTTTTGCGAACGTTGAAATAATGAGAGGTTTGGGGACATTTACGACGTTTGCTCCCGACTTTGAAGAAAACTACAGCAAGATGTATTCTGGATTTATTGTGGAAATCATGAAAGAATCATTCATGACCACCGGAGGCAACTGGCTCAATCCATTCAACGATAATGAATTCTGGTATGCTTTCTTAGAAATGAGCGTTCAGTATTATATCGATCGATTAGATGATCCAAATGATGAGTATATTACATTAGAAAATATGTCTGATTCTATTCGAGCGGCCCTCGAAAGAATTGATAGGTTACAAAAAAATTATAAGTATCCATGGGATTTCGATGACTTCAATAGCGAGGACTACGGCACATTTGAATCAATGAAGAGTTTCCGAGAGAGCAAAAACCTTGAAGCAGTCAAAAGAGTTGAGGATGAAGCTAAATTGATATTACAAGAGTTGGTCCACGAACAATTGGTTGCTGTTGGTAAATTGTTTATTAAGAACGCTGGCCGCGGAGGCTTAAGTCCAAAGTATGTTAATATGAACTACTATTTCTTTAACAAGTATTGTGCAGGTGGAGAAAACTTGGCGCTCCATGGAGAACATAAATTTAGAGTCAAAAAAGACTCGTTACCCACGTCAGGCTACGGCCACTATTCAACCGGCGATCAACTTGCACTACCGAGCGGCGATCCATACGTTGGCGAATATCACACACATATTGATATTGACGGCGAGTTGATATATATGGCTGGTGCAGAGCATAACGAAGTAGAAGAGCAAGACAGGCTTATTCCGTTTGCTCACGAACTTGAAGTAGTCTCAACAAAAGAAGTGGTCACCCAAGACGGCAATAAGTTTTCAGTTTCGGGCAGCGAGGAACTCCTCGGAGATATTATGCCGGCTTCAGATACGTCAAAGAACTTTTATTTAGCAAAATATATTCTTATTGATGGAATCAAGTACAACAACGAGGAAGGCGTCAATACCGTCAGATCCAATAGAGGTTTTATATCAGATAACTTCCCTGGAGATATGAGGTTGATTAAAGAGCAAATTATAAGAGATGATCAAGTAATTGGAGAAGGTCGCCCCATAGGAGTAACAGGTAACCTCGGAGTAGAATACATGCTGGAATTTGGAATGATCAATCCCGGCTCAAGCCAAAAAATACCAATGGCTTCTACGAAGATGAGCGCGGTTGATGTAGAGTGCGCCCGTTTTATTGGTATTGAAGCAAACAGTAAAATATTGTGGTGCCTAATAAATCAACTCCAACACGAACCGCGTTATCGCTTTGTCGTAGATTATATCTTCTCTATGAAGAAGTCGTTGTCTCTTCTTGCAATGTACAACAGCCTTGGGCTTACTCCGTCTATTGGTGAGTGGGTAACACCGTCTGGAACCTTAAAGTCGCCCAAGCTACCGAACCCAGCCGAAGGTGCTATTGATACTCTATTTGGAACACCGCCAAAAGAAAAACCCGGTATGTACGTTACTGGTTATGAATGGGATCCGGATACAAAGAGCTATATAGCAACGACAGACGCGGTTCCAGGTTGGTTATCAGAAGATGATCGTAATAGCTGGTTCTCAAGTTTTGGATATTTAGATTATGATGAATGGGATCAAGAAATTCTTCGTAAGACAACACGCTACATGAAAAATGCCTTCCACACGCACTACCGCAACAGAAAGTGGACACCACCAGATTATGGAGGACGTGATCCTGTTGCAGAGTTTGTAAGCGGGCTCACATCGAAGTTTAGATTTAACCCAGCTTACAAGATTCTTCCATCGTTCCAGAAGAAGCAAGCACGCGGAAATGTTTTTGATGCTAACGGAAACGAGTGTAAGAAAAAGGGCTAGTGTAATATTTAACACAGATCTAAATATCTAAAAGAGGAAGAACATGTCATCTCTCGGAGTCAAACTACCATTAGCGCGTGATGTTGGTGACGGTTATGGAATGATAAAAAGTTTCAAAACCATGATAAGACAGAATTTTAAAATGCTGCTTTTGACTAGCCCAGGTGAGAGAGTAATGGAACCGAACTTTGGCGTCGGATTAAAAAAATATTTATTTGAAAATTTTAATGAAAGTGTTTTTGCTAAAATAGAAAGAGATATTTTTAGTCAAACACAGACATATCTTCCCGTTATTAATATAAACGAAATTAGATTTAACACAGCACTAATGGACGAAAACCAGTTGGGTATCCAAATTCGTTATTCAATACCAAATTTAAATATTCAAGATTTATTAGAATTTACTATTTAAAATGAGGGTTTTTTATGTCTAAAAATCAAAAGAAACTTCTTCCAATAGATTATACTCATCGCGACTTTGAAACAATACAGCAAGATCTATTGGAGATAGCAGAGAGGTTTTATCCGGATTCTTTCCAAGACTTCAGCGAGGCTTCTTTTGGTTCGCTCATGATAGATGCGGTTTCATATGTTGGTGACCAGCTTTCTTTCTACCTTGACTATAACGTCAATGAGTCATTCTTAGATACAGCATATCAGTACAGCAACGTCGTTCGCCATGGCGCAGTGCTTGGGTATAAGTTCACAGGTCGGCCATCTACATATGGCGAGGTTGCGCTTTTCATATTAGCTCCTGCTACTACCGCTGGTATCGGACCAGATACTGATTATCTACCGATATTGAAGCGCGGCACAGTTATGGGAACTGATAACGGCTTAAGTTTTGTATTAACCGAGAACGTTGATTTTGCAAACCCAACAAACACATTTGTAGTGGCGAGAACGGATCCATCTACGGGTGCTCCAACCTTTTATGCAGTTAAAGCCTACGGTAAAGTGGTTTCTGGAAACTTTGGACAAGAAAGAATTGCTGTGGGTGCTTTTGAAAGATTCAGGACAGTAACTTTGGAAGCACAAAATGTTGCTGAAATCATATCTGTGTTTGATACCGAAGGCAACGAATATTTTGAAGTTGATTATCTTGTGCAAGACACAATTTTTAAAGAAATACCAAATTCCAATTTCCAGAACGATAATGTACCATCGATCATAAAGCCGACCTTGGTTTCCAGAAAGTTCGTAACTCAGATGATTAGAGATACCGTCACCCTTCAATTTGGTAGTGGAAAGCTGGCTAACTCAGATGTCGTTGCTAATCCACAAAACTTTGCTGTAGATGTGTTCGGAAAAACATACACAAACACAACGACATTTGATCCAAGCCGTCTTAGCCAAAACGATAGTTTTGGAGTTGTGCCGACAAACACCACACTTATTGTAACTTACAGAACAACAAACGGTATCAATTCGAATGTTGCTACCGGTGGAATTACCAACGTCATAACAGCAAACTTTGATTTTAATAATAGAGACACACTTGTTACATCAAAGGTTAGAGCAGTTGAGCGCTCGATAGAGGCAACAAACGAAGAGCCAATAACTGGCGATGTTGCATATCCGACCACAAATGAAGTAAAACAAAGAATTTACGACACTTTCCCCACACAAAACAGAGCGGTAACACAGGCAGACTACGAAAATTTAGCTTATCGCATGCACTCGAAGTTCGGCGCTATCAAGAGATGCTCCGTCCAAAAGGACTTAGATTCGCAAAAGAGAAACCTAAACATGTATGTTGTATCGGAAGATACCGCTGGCAAGTTAGTTTTGGCTAACTCAACCATTAAAAATAATTTAAAAACATGGCTGAATCAATATAGAATGATCAATGACACAATCGATATTCTCGATCCGTATATATTGAACTTCGGTATAAACTTTGT